GCAGTCTGTCCTTCTTCAAGGCTCTTTCCTACATCCCGCGGGTCGATCCTTATCATGTCAAGTAGTGCATCAGGGTCTCTTGCGAACACTCCTGATCCGGAAGCACGATCCATCGAAAACTTGCTTCCCTGGGCACCCTTTGAGTGATGGTGGCAGCAGATCACGGAAGTCTGAAGCTGTACGCATACATAATCCAAGTGATTAAAGAACCGCGCCATCTCGGAAGCATTGTTCTCATCTCCCTCATTAATCTTGTAAAGCGGATCGAAGATGATTGCGTCATAGTTCTTGTTCTTCGCCCTCCGGATCAGTTTCGGAGCGAGCTTATCGATCGAGACATTCTGGCCTCGCAGGTTCCATACATCAAGGCCCGCCACGCTCTCGATCTTCATCTCGGATCTCACATCATCTATGCGTTTGTAAAAGGATCTGCCATCAACTTCAAGATTGATATAAAGCACCCTGCCCTTCTCGCATTTGAAACCTAACCATTCCGAGCCGTTCACGATGGAAAGCGCCAGTTCTATGAGAAGGAACGACTTTCCCGCCTTTGAGGCTCCTGACACAAGCATCTTGTGCCCTTTCCGCAGGACTCCGTGTATTATTTCCGGAGCGAGCGGCGGAAGTTCCTCCAGATCGGCAAAACTCACGATATCTGGAAGCGTGTCGGCCTGTTCTTCAATGTAGTCCTTCCATTCCTCGAACGATGCGCATCCAATATTCTCAGCAATGATAAACTGTTTATGCGCGCCCCTCTTGACGCCAGGAAGTCTCGAAAGCCTTGACGGGTTTTTGTTCTGCTTATCGATCGAAAGACCGTTCTTTTCACAGACCTTGTAAAGATAGTCCACTTTTTCGCGGTATTCAGGCTCATTGATGGCATTGATCTTCACTATGCTGTGAATGCTCTTTCCTCCGGAATAAACCATGATCGCGATCGGAATCCGCAGCTCCTCCATGAGGGCCTTCTGCTTTTCGATCTCGATGTCATCGGACTCCACGAGTGCATATCTAAGGTCAGCCACATTGGAGTTTGAAACGCCTTTCCCATCCAGCGGATTGAAACGGATCCACGCGCCAGCCTGATGATCATAATCACCGATCACATATCCGATATCATCAGGATGCTTTTTGATGGCTTCAAGAAGTTCTTTTGCCGTTCTGTCATAGACGCCCTTGCTTGCAGGAGTGTACTTATTCCGCTTTTCGTCACGGGCAGATTCTATGCAGTAACCGATGTATTCATCCGGCTTAAAGAGTGCCTGGATGTATCTGCGCAGTTCATCCGGCCCGTCAAGAACGCTGGGCTCTTCGATCTTTGCGGAAGTGTCGAGCCACGCAGTGTCCTTCACTATCGCTCCTCCGTCATATTCGATCTCATCATCCCATTCAAAAGTCGTGATTTCTCGACTTTTCGGAACATATCCGTTCCTGACGGCAAGTTCGTAGATCGTCCCGCCGGTCACGATATTTGTGGTGCCTTCCCTGAAGGATTTCCATTTCTTTTCACAGTCTCCGGCTTTGTATCTGGAATCAGACCGTGACCAGGAGTCCCACACGCTGACATCATATCCTTCATGTTTCAGCGCCATCCCTATATTGACCCACTCCTGGTATTCAAGCGAGGATGGCGGTATATATTCAAGTAAATGTATAAGGTCCATGCTCATGTCTCCTTTAAGCTCTTCGGAACGTAAAACTCCGGCACTACATGTGACTTCCATGGCTTCCATCCGCATGCATGCAGCTCTGCGATCATGGCTGATGCCTCTTTTTTCTGCCAATCTTTCACGTTCCTGAACCCGTATCGTGAAAGAAGTTTTATCTGCTTCGGCGTTGCCAGGTCTTTTCTGCTGATGAGTGTGTCGATCAGCTTTGACGCCTGTCCCTTGCTCATTCCCTCTGCGTTTATTCCATACTGTTCGATCACTTTCACCTGTTTTTCCGATGCAGGTGCGATCTCCCACCCGAATATCGGGACATAATCGATGAGGGACTCATCCTCGATGGAAAGCTCGAACTCCAAAGGATCGATGAACTTCGCCTTCTTCCGCTCCTTCTCTGCTTCTTTGAGCGCTGCTTCAAGGGCGTTCTTTCGTTCCTCAAGGACATCACGCTCCAGTTCGAAGAGGTCATCTTCCTCGCCTTTTTCGAGTTTTTCCGTGATCTTCTCCGCGACCTTCTTATCCTTTGCGATAATATCTGCCGGATGAACGAGGTTATGCCTGCCTGTCATCCACAGGAAGTCAAGGATCAGCAGATGGTCTTTGCCCGGATAAAGCCTTGTGCCTCTGCCAACCATCTGGCAGTAAAGGCTCCTGATCTTCGTGGGACGGAGCACGACTATGCAATCCACGATTGGGCAGTCCCATCCTTCCGTCAGGAGCATTGAATTACAAAGGACGTTGTGTTTCCCTTCTGAAAACTCCTGAAGGATCTCGTCACGGTTCTTCGACTGACCATTGACCTCGACGGCCCGGAAGCCTTTCGAGTTGAGAATGTCGCGGAATTTCTGTGAGATCGCGATCAGCGGCAGGAAAACGACAGTATGCTTATCCTTGCAGACCTTCGCCATCTCATCTGCAATATCTTCAAGATACGGCTCCAGGGCGTTTCCGATATCATTCACCTGAAAGTCACCGCAGGACACCTTCACGGAGCCGAGATCGATATTAAGCGGCATAGTCTGGACCCGGATCGGCGACAGATATCCCTGTTTGATAGCATCCCTGAGGCTGTATTCATAAGCGAGGCTTTCGAAGAAACCGGAAAGATCCTGCATATCACCGCGATCCGGTGTTGCTGTGACTCCGAGCACCTTCGCAGCATCAAAGTGCGTGAGCACGTTCTGGTAACTCTGCGCCATCACATGATGGGCCTCGTCCACAATGATCGTGCGGAAGTAATCTTTCGGAAACCGGAGGAGCCTTTTTTCCGTCATCATGGTCTGCACCGATCCGACCGTGATCGGCTCCGGAGCATCAACGCTTGTCTGCTCCGCTTTTTCCACGGCGCAGGATAATCCGCAGAATTGATGGATTTTATCCGATGCCTGTGAGAGAAGCTCCTCCCGGTGTGCCAGGATAAGCACCTTTCCGGAAGATATGCGCTGTTTTGCGACATCCGCAAAGACAACTGTCTTGCCGGTCCCTGTTGGGAGGACCATCAGAGTGCGCTGTTTGTCCTCCCATTCCTTTAAGATCGCAGTCTCGGCTTCGATCTGATAGGGCCTTAACTCCATTCGTCATCCTCCGCCTTTGCCACAGGGTCGATATAATAACCGACATTGTTGAAGAATACGCCCTGAGTCTTTCCTTCGGTCTTTGTGATGTGCGCCTTTCCCTTCAGGCCGATCGACTCCTGCCACTGCATCTTGAGGCGCTCGCCGTGCTTCTTTAAGCCGACGCTCCGGAAGAATGCGGAGATCTTCCATTCCATAGTTGACGCCAGAGGGAACTTATCGATGATATAAGCATCACCGTTTTCCGTGCTGACCTTGAGGGTCATGTTTGCCTGGTTACATGCAGGCGTCTTGCCGTTTGAAGAGGACGGAGTGAAGTGCCCACGCTCAAACTTGTGAACCTCAAACTCGTAATCTCCCTCTTCCAGAGTGACAAAATCGGCACCGTTACCGTCGAACTCGATCTCGTCATCCCAGTCAAATACAACATTTTCTTTTGCTTCCATAGCTTTTCTCCTTTCTTACTCAAACGGTACTTTGGGTTCCTCAGCGACCTCTTCCTCGCTGAACTTCTTGGCATATTTCACGAAACCGTCCCATTTCGCGATCAGTGACTCTCCGACGAATGCCGGATCATAATCGTCGATCTTGATCAGTTTGAAATATGCACCTTTTGTTGATACTGCGTGCCGGAGCCGCTCATCACTTATTCCGTCACGCTCCATAAGTTCCCGGAGCGTGTCGTAAACGCTCTTCGGCTTCTCTTCCACAGGAGCCGCTTCCTTCTTCTTCGGTTTTTCCGTCTTTGCAGACTCTGTCTTCGGCTCAATGATGTCTTTGATCGCCTTATATGAGAAGTCAATGCACGGATCGAGGCCGAAGCGGTTTTTCGCATCCCAGCACGGATGGTGTGAGGTATACATGACGCGTTTGCCGCCCTGTGCCTTCTTGCTCTTTGTCTTGTCATCTTCAATGACCAAAGTCTTATAGTTCGCAAAAAGAACCATATCTGCCCATTCTTTGATCATGGGCCCGACCTGTCTCGAAAGCTTCATCTCCCAGCGGTCATAAGCCCCCATCTCATCCGGCTGCTCGAATTTCCGCATCTTTGCGTGTGCAGTTACGACAACATTGATGCCGAGTTCGATCACCTCACTGAGAAGGTCGAGAAGCTTCTTGAAGTTTTCCTGAAGGTAGACATATCCCTTGCCATAACCGAAGTCTTCGATATTGTTTACCTTTCCCTTCTCGCAGGTGTACTTGATGCATAGAAGCTCCGCCCAGTCTGCCGTGTCAACGACGAGCGTTTTACAGCAGTCAGGATGATCCTTTACATACTCGACACATTCGATGATGTCCTCCCAAGTCCTGGGCGCATCAAACCTTGCAACATCCATCGTCTTCGTGCTTCCTTCGGTATCGATGAATAACGGATCAGGAAACTCACTCGCAATGGTGCTCTTGCCGATTCCCTCAGGCCCATAGAACAGAGCCTTTATGGCTCCGGGGATTTTACCCTTAACGATCTGCATGGCTTTCCTCCTTTCTTACTTAATGACTATGTGCCGACCGCGCTCTTCAAGGTGTGCCCAGTCAGCTTCATGCTCTGACAGGTATTCCCTGATGCGGTCGTTATCCGGCTCCATGATGACCCTCATCATATTGTCCGGAACATCACCCGTTATCTTCAGCGGTTCCTTTCCGCCGTTCTTCTGGATCCTGATCGTGAAGTCGCCTGCTGCCACTTGATTCAATCCGGCTACATCCATGGCGTGAAGGAGCGCATCCTTCATCCTCTTGATATGGTTCTTCCTGACGGTAGCCTTCTCCGTGAATGCCTTTGCGACATCTTCCGCCGCCTTCTGCTCCATTTCGAGCGTCTTAATGACCTTGGAGTAACCGCCGGCCTTCACTTCTAATTCTCCGACCAGAGATTCGAGTGATCCCTGAATGGCATCCTCGTCACAGTCAGGATCCGTCATCAGTTCATAAAGTTCGAGGAACTCGCCGGTAATGTCATACAATGTGCTCATACGCCCACCGCCCTTCTTCCGGTCGCGATCCTTGCGTCAAGCGACTCGATCTGTCTCGCCACTTCCATCAGGGCGTCCTTTGCAGATCTGTCGATCTGCGTCCTTCGGTTCACTTCATCCTGGAGTTCTTGCACCGTGAATGCCTCAAGGATCCATCTGCGCTCGTCCTTCGAACAGGCCCGGACCTTCTGTTTAATGTCACGCTCAACGATCTCCGGAAACATGATTCCACTTCTCATCTGTATGCCTCCCTCGTGATCTTCCATACGATCTGACTTTTCTTCGCGGTGGTATCTGCTGAAAAGAGCTCGTCACCGACGATCCTTGCCATCTCAACCTTGAGCTGCGACTTTGCACACTTGAAGTATTCTTTCCCATACTTCAGCGCCTC